CATAAGTTGATAATCTTCATTATGGTCACCTGCTACTTATTTTAAAATTATAGCACAACTCCAAAAATTATGCTATACTATTTTTGTACCGCAGTTCTGGCGGAATTACCTGGTGTCCAGGTACAAAGACTCTCTTAACTGGGAGTAAACAGGAAGGTGACAACCTGTATAGATATGCCGGAATAATGGCACACCATCAGTCGGCAACGACCAGAGAAGTCAGTACGATGGGAACGGAAGCATAAGTTACACTGTATTCTTCATCTGATACATCGTCGGGAACAACCAGAGAAGTCAGTACGATGGGAACGGAAGCATAAGTTACACTGTATTCTTCATCTGATACATCGTCGACAACGACCGGAAAAGTCGGTACGATGGGAACAATCGGTAAGCAACACGAGGTAAAAATGATGTACGACCCAACAGTAAACACTAAAGTAAACAAGGATGAATCCAATGACAATTGCACAAAAAAACCCCCGGGATGGGGGAAAGGAGAACGTATGACGTTGTCCGAAACTATCCCCTTTATGTTATCTTACCGTGGTCTTGATTGTCAAGAGTTCTCGGTATTTCTTCATATTATTGCCAGAGCTGGTGGGGGTAATGGTTGCTTTGAGTCCATTCCCAATATGGCTGATAGGCTCAAACTAGGCATTAAAACACTTAGAAACGTTATTAATAGACTGATAGAGTACAGGCTTATATATAAAGCGGAAGATAGACCTGGCTATAGTTCAGTTTATGAAGCTTGCGTCCAGTCGGAATGGATGTCTTCAGAAGAAATTGAGTTAAAGCGTAATGAGTTACGTGCAGAAGCAGCACGTAACAGAAAGAATAAGACTACCAAGAGTGTGGAAAAGATTAATTTGGCTTCAGAAAACCCAAAACCAAAAATGAAGGTAACCATGGAAACTAATTCTACCACTAATCAACAAGATGAAGCGCAGGGATTAAAGCAACAAGAGAGCTTAGACGTGTACCCCGGCAACAATGATAGTAGTGGTAAAAACGACCGGGGTACTCCGGTCACTTTCGACCGGGGTATATTAAATATAGAAAATCTAAATAAAAAAAATAATATCTTAGAGAGAGAAGAGAAGAAAGAAGACCACCACTCTACAAAAGCTAGTTTAAGCGGAACTGAGGAGGGGAAGAAAGAAGACCACTCTCAAGCAGCCCGAAGGGAGGAAAGGATAGAAAAGTTATTTGATGATTGTCCTCCTGGTAAACAAAAACGGGAGATATCAACTGAACAATTCGCAATTCTCCAGAGGTGGATACCTTCCGGGGCGCTTAAAAAAGTTTTTTCAGTTCAAGACGATGGTGTAAAAGAGCCTGAAGAAAAAGAGGTTAAACCTGCTGCTCAAAAAGTAGAACCACCAAAACGCTCTTTTGGTTGTTTTGGATATGATGCAAGTGGGCATAAAAAGACTCCAGGGCAAGTAGAGCAGAAACAAAGTCTAGTTAAGCCATACTATGCACCCATAGAAGAACATCCCAATTATCCAGTTAACAGTAGTGCAAACCCAGTGCCTGAGCCAGTTTCAGTCATTGAACCACATGTGGAGGAGTATGTGGAGGAAGAGGTAAAACAGATTGAACCACAGAAACAGGTGGTAAACGCGGTTGAAACGGTGGATAATTCCGTTAATGTCCCAGAAGTCATAGAACCAGAATTAGAGGTGCTAGAGGCTAAAATAGTGCCAACAGAAAAAACAAATAGTTCTGGGTTGAGTGTGTTAGATAGAGTAGAGAAACCAAGACTGGCTAAATTTGACGTTAATGACAAGCTGATTGACCGTGTGGAAACATACCGTGAGGCGTTTTATCAAGGCAAGACAAACTTTACTCCGTTCCAGCTACAGGAATGGGCGGCAGTGGATGGCATGAGTCCTATTCTCAAGGCATACAGGAAGTCTGGTAGGTTGATGAACTCAGCTCCCAACGACATTAGTTTTGAGTTTATCTGCTGGCTAAACAACCAACATAGCCGTGGTGCTAACCAGAAAGATGATGGCTATGCGCTTAATTACATTAAGAAGATGGAAAGGTCTCCAGGGGATTGGGATACATTGACGGCTTTGGTAACTCAGTGGCAAGGCAGTAAGAAGACTGGTAATAGTAACTTCCGGATTAGTCAGGCTGTTAGGTATTCCCAGGAGGAAGCACAACTTGCTGAAATCCAAAAAATAACTGCTAGTGCTGGATTGAGCTGGACTCACAGACAAAAAAATCAAACCCCTTGACAGGTAATATGGTTTTAGTTTAAGGTGGGTGAGAAGTTCACCAACCAGCTATTACCATGTTTACCACTGATATTATTCCAGTAGTTTCCAGTTCTATTTCCAGTGATTCCAGTCCCATTGCCTCGGATAAGCCGGTTATCAAACCGGCAGTCCAAAGGCTGCTAAATAACTTTGAGATCTTGTATAAGACCAAGTTTCAGGATTTGGTATTAGCTAGTTGGGTGGAGGTGTTAAACCCAATCCCAGACGATGAGCTGATTTCTACTGGCATTCGTGTGGCACAAGCGCATAAGTATTTGCCTACTCCCATGGAGTTTCTTGAGATCTATAGGGATGGTCTCCGTGCTAAACGGGAGACTCAACTTGCCATGGAAAGAGCTAGAGTACTAGGTGATTCTACCGTAGTTAACAAACCACGGACTGAGGAAGACGAGAAAGAATACCTTATAGCGAGACTAGCCATCGCTTTAGACATAGGCAAGCAAGAAGATGAGCAAATGGGCAAGGTATCATGGAAAGAGTTTGATATCAACCGCCATGAGCAAGACTTTAAGGACTTCTTTGCATCTATGCGCAATATGTCATTAGACCACTTGCGTGATTTAAATATGCAAGAGCGTATAGCCAGTAAAAAAGACGTGCTTGGCAATATATCGAGTTTATTAAAAACAATTTAGGATTTGGGTTGACTTAAACACTCCTGTTAGGTACTATAGGCATAATTAGTTTACTATTTAGGAGTGTTTAAGTATGCCACAAGTAGGTGATACAGTTGAGTTAAAGACATATCGCTATTATTTAGACCAGGGTTTGATATCTGGCGATAAAGGCGTAATTGAGTCTGAGATAACACATGATAACCAGTTAGTAGGTTATACAGTGCGGTTTAGTAATGGCATAGAAGATATTTTTATCAATGCTAGTTTATCGGAAATCAATCTAATTACCGCAAATAGTTTAGGTAGAACTGGTTTAATCATCGGTGGATTATTGATTGTTGCCACCGGAACTTTGGGCTTAGTGTCTTTGGGAATTATTTCAGAATTGGCAGGCATAATATTTTTAGGAATTGTCTCTTTGTTTGCCATAAACTAATATCTTGTGCTATAATAAAACTGGTTTTTATTTCCGCTACCAGGCTCCTTGGTAAATTTGGTAGCGGTTTTTTATGTCTTTTTTTATTCTATACTTAGATTTTTGCTAGTATACTTTCTATCTTTATATTGGTTTTATTATATGTTTTGTACTTAGGTTTGGGAGGATGTGTGTACATGGTAAGTATTGGGTAATTCCTGGGTTTAATGTAAAAATAACCTGGTACTATTTTACTACCAGGTTATGAACGCCCTATTAGTATTGATTTGAGCCGTTAACCAAAACCCCAGTTATTTAAAGGTGAATAACCCCGGCTTTCCAGCATGCTTTTCATCTGCTCAAAACACTCGGCATAAGGTCTATAACGGTCATGATACTTACCTCCTGACTTCACACCCCATAGCAAGTTAATTGCGCTTTCTTTGCCCATATTCTTGTACAAAATATATCGCAGTAGATGAAGCTTCTCTTCTACGCTAAGCCCGTGTTCTGCGTTGCATAGAGGCTTCACCTGGTCATCAAACAATCTTGCGCCAAGAAGCTTCACTAGGTTACTTGACCTTTCTGCTGAGATTTCAATGTCGCTTGCGCTTCTTGTGGGAGTTGGGTTATGGTCTGTTGGTGGCTCTAATATAGTAAACGTGTCTGAGTCTTCTTCTAATTCTTCACTCAGCTGACTGTATTTGGGCGTTGGTTTCACCTCTGGTTCTGGTGAAGCCTGATTTATCATTACCTTCTTTTCTGGCTTTCCTAATAGCTGATAAACGTCTTGTACCCATAGCCCTTGTAATCTCTGGTCTGTACCAGTTGAACTATAAAATAAATCTCCTTTTCCAAGTAGTGAATGACTGGGGCAGTCGTTACCAATTATTATTTTACCATCCTGGAAAGATTTGGTCTTTAACGCCACTCTAACAGGACAGTTAGAGCGTATAAGTGGAGATACTACGCTTGCATCTGGTCTCTGTGTTCCTAGAATGAAGTGTAAACCAGCACCACGACCTTGGGCTAGTAATTGACGTAGTTGGGCGGTGAAATCTGAGCTATACTCGTCATCCATGAAAGCTGCAAACTCGTCGAAAAACACAACTACTCTGGGAAGTTTTTGGATATTTGGTAGTTTATTATATGCGTTAATATCCATAACTTCATATTTTTTAAGTAGGCTATAACGACGACGCATTTCTGTGTTAAGAACGGTTAGTTGTTCCAGTGCTTCGTCTTGAGAATCAATAATTTTAACGTGTGGATAATTCTGGAATTTAGCAAAACCAACTTGTTTCGGGTCTATCAGATAAATCTGGCATGCAGCAGCATCAAACCTGGCAATTAGACTGCAAATAGCCGCTACCATCCATTCCGTCTTCCCAGACCCAGTTATGCCACCTACCAATACGTGTGGTGAATCTGCATTGGCTAACGATGCTTGTATTAACTGATTGTTAATATTTATCCCAATAGGAATCGTGAATGCTTCAACGTTTTTATTAAGTAGGTTAGCATATTGTTGGTAAGGACAAAACTCCCTATCTTGTCTTGGGAAATCTATGGCAACACCACCCGCTTGTGCAGTAATAAATGGTTCTGAATCAAGTCCGCAATGTATTTGTAAGTCCGCACCTAATCGTTTAAACTTCTCAAAACCTACTCCCGCAGGTGGTTTAATCTTAATTCTGGTAAATGCGGGTGCTTTAATTGTTTCTGCTATCTCAGCACCTTTTATACCAGCTCTTGATAGTGTGTCAAGTAGGTTTTGAGATGGGTCATTTGCGTCTAAATCCTCTAAAATACCAAAACCGGATTGGGTTAAAGCATTTAACTCTGGCTCATCTTGGTTGTAGTATCCAGTCGTTTCGCTATTAGCAAAGTAACCAGAATTAAGTTTATTAAAACCGGAATAACCTTGATGCCTGTCTTCATATCTAGCTTCTGCTCCCGCACCGATTGAAACAGGCAACTTCTCCTTGGGCGCAAAAGGTTGGAGAATTTTATCAAAAGAGAAAGGTTGGCGTTGTTTTTGTTGTCTTTCTTGTAGTTGTTGTAACTTTTGTTGTCTCTCTTGTAATCTTTGTTGTTGCTCATTATGTAAGTCTTCTTGTGCTTGATTCTTGAAATAATCTATACTAGCATTATGATAAGCGGTTTTGTAGTTATCCTCCTCAATGGCTAGTAATTCCGCTTCCCACGCATTCTCTTGAGTCTTTTTATTAAGTATTAATGCGTAGCAAAATGCTATTAAACTAGTCGCAGTCCTTAGTTCTTTAAACCTCTGCCACGGTAAGGTAGCAGGGCATAAAGTCATTAAAGTTATTAACGCTAAATGCGGTAAAATTGGTGTTTGCGTATTAAACTGTCTTTTCACTTTAGCCCTCCTTTATTGCCAAATCTGTTTCAATTGTGTCTAACTCAATTAACCCAACCTAGGATAAATCCTGCACCAAAGCCCAATCCGATGATGATAAAGAACTTTCTAGTACCGGGGAACAATACGCTAAACACAAACGCAAAAGCCACAATTGTTCCTAGTACCGGTAATATATTTGGATACCAACGGCTTAAATATCCTGTTGCTACTCCACAACCCACTAAGATTAATCCCTGGTTTATTACGGAACCTGCTTTAGCGGACTGTACTAATGGTGATTCATCTGTCATACGAAACCTCCTAAAATGTGTCTTGGTGAATTACCTGTAATTGCTTTCTTGCCTAATCCCCGGTAACTAGAAGGTAATGCTTTAAACTCCCTTCTCTTGGGTATCAGTTTCTCGTTGGTGCGGTGCATCTGTAACGCTAGGTCAATGGTTTTTTGCTCTAACTGGGCATTTGATTCGTAAATGGTTCTAACCGCGTTTATCTTCATCTGCCCAGCTTGGCAATATACCTGCACCTTCTCTGCTCGTTCTGAAAGCTCTTCTGCCTCTTTTACCATCTGGTCTAGTTGTTCATCAGACACATCCAAGGTGTACCTATATATTGGCTTATGGTTTTGCTGGATTAAGTCCAGTAGTTGCGTGCTGTTTTTAGACACATTGGCATTTAGCTTTCCGAAAAACGCAAAGATACTCATTTTGTACTCCTAACAACACATTGTTGTGATTGCGGTGATTGTGGTTGAGAAAATCCACCAACTACATTGCCTATGACGCTGGTGGTAGTTGTGATTGCCCATGCTATACCAGCTACGGTTAAACCTGATACCAGAATGGTTGGAACCTGACTTGGTTCGTAGTGGCGCTCTATGTGTGTTTCAGTATCTTCATATTTCTGTATGGATACTTCCTTGACTAGTCTCAATTTCTTGGTGTCCATAGTGTTTATCTCCTCTTGGTGAATTCATCTAAAAATGTTGTTACGCCTAGTAAAAAAGCAGCTGCACCCAAAGCTACTGGTATCACCGGAAGTGCCACACTAGCTGCTGTACCTGCATAGCCAACGGTGGCTAAAATGCCAGTGATAGACCCAATCCCTAAAATGTTTTCAATCAGCATACGCACCTTCTTGTTTTGTAACAATTGTCTAAATATTCTTATCTCTGTGGCTGTTTCTGCCATCTTTATTTGGGATTCTTGAATTGCGAACAACCTCATCAACTCCTCCCGGATATCGCTGGCTTGAAGTAGTTCGGACAACTTCTCTGCCAGCTCTGGTTCTAAATTTTCTAACGCTTGTGCTACTTGTAATCTGGTAGCATCGACTTTAGTTGATTTAGTAATTCGTTCCGGGTTTGTGACAACTTTTTTTGTTTTGCATAGACCTCAGTTAGGTCAGATTGGATGGATTTAGACACATCTCCCAAATTTTGGTTGAGTTTACCGATTTGGTCAGCTAGTGCTTTCTGCTTTTGCTCTAGATAAGTGTCATATACCTTGCTTTGTCCATCTGTATAAGCCTTTAAAGAGCTTAGCGCTGCATTAACACCTGTTACACCTGCTGTCATGGTGTCAGCTACAGCCATAGTGTTTAAAGTCTCTGTAGCAATAGTGTTTTGAATTGCCAGTATGTTGTTGGCATTGGCTTCCACTTGCTGACTGGTGGTTAACTCTCCACCTGCTACTTGATGGCTTTCGTCTACTTCCTGGGTCTCGGGTTCTACCCACTCTTCTTGTTGCGCTAAAGATTGTTTTGCAAGCATGGTTAGCTTTTGTCCTAGTACGCTATTGGGCGCTATATCAGGTAGAGGTGATTCTACTTTAAGCTGTAATTCGGGGTGATGTTGTTTAATCTCCCGTAATAGCTCAAATGGCTTTACCCCAATTGCGTTAGCGAAGTCTTTGATTGTGGTGTTATTAGTTGTAGTCATATTCACCTCTCATGATTTTTTCGTTTAAGTTTTGCAGTTTCTCTTGGATAATTTGGGCTTTATTTTTGGTACGACGGTAGCGGTTTATTAACTCCTGGATTGTCCTAAGTAGCTCTAAGTGCTGCTCATTCTCCAGAGGTCTTCCGTTTAACGCACCTGTATCTGGGTCTACATAAATCTTGAGTGGGTCTAGGAAAGTAGCACCAGTTAACAATAGAGTTTGTACAGAGCGGACTGTACTATAACCAAGTAGTTTGGCTACCTCAGTGCGTGTCATATCCGGTAATAAAGTATGGACTTTATTCTGTTTTGGTTGGTGTTTTCTCCCTACTATCTTGGTTGGATAAAGTGTAATTTGTTCCATAAACAAATAGGTTTTTCTAGATTTATACTGCATCCTGACTTTCAGTATCCTGTCACTCAGCTAGTTTGGTACTTCCGTCTTGCTGCTAATCTAAAGATAAAACAAAAGCCCTTGTCGGGCTAGTGTCTTATGTTATTGATTTATGTAGCGTATAAGAGACTTATCATGTAGTCTCATAGGTGACCTGTCCGGTTTCAAGTCAGTCTCAATTTGAAGCAAAGAACACCACACGTGTTCCAGTTGTACTCCAAAATCTGTCGACGGTCTTGATTTGGACTAAAACGCTAGGTGGTGGAGTCCTCTTGTTCTTTGAACTTTTATCAAAGCAGTAACTTTTGACTGTTTGCTCTGATTTTCCCAGCGCAACCGCTAATTCTGCGTATGTCAAGTTATACTTTTCTTTGAACTCAATTACGGTCTCGCTTGCTGTCTTGGTTGCTGTCTTATTTGCTAACATATTACTATCTTCCTGCTGTTGTATATCCATGGTATATTGTCATTATAGCCATAATACATTATATTTACCTTGTCTACAAGAGTAAAAACAACTTAACCAGGAAAAATAGGAGTAGCTATGCAAATATCTATTAGTATTCCCGACTACTACAACACAATCATTGAAGCCATCGCTCAGGAGACTGGGCAATCCAAGTCTAGTATTGTGGCAGATTGTGTAAAGAATGGGCTTAGTGGCTTATTAGAAACTTTAAACAAAGCTCATGTGTATCAAAAAACTTTGCCTGAGATATCATTACCGGAAAGACTTGAGCAGATTAAAATCCGCAAACAACAGGAGGCTCAGGAGTAGGTATTTAAACCCGGGAACCCACCAAAAGGCAAGGTTTCAAACTGTCCAAATCTTAACTGACACGCTTTAAGAGTTTTAGCGCATATGTCAAGATTTTGATTGGTTGTAAATTCGTTATTAATTGTAAACATGCTTCCTGGTACGTAACCGCACTCTCCTCCTCTATACTTCCAAGAGCAGGTTCTAGACATGATTCTTGATGGTAGTGTAATGCCTTCTACATCAAAAGGTGTAGTTAGTTTAAGTTTAACCGCTTGATATGTCTCTTCTCCTAGTTGCTCAATTACGTATATTTGGTATGGCAATTCTTTGATACTATCATTGGCATTTGATTCCCCGTCTAAAAACCGTTTTTGCGTAACACGACGCTTGACGTAAGTCCCTTCCAGTCTATAATCTGGATTAGTGCGGGTTTCTTTAAGCCAACTGGTTAATATGCCACCAACGTTAGATATGGTTATATTTGGGGTGGGGATTGCTCCTTGTCCAATTAGGTCAAAACCCTCACCTTGTATGCCTAAAGCATAGTATAAATTACCTTCAAAGGATAAACCTGGTATGCTATTATCCTCTTTAATGAAATTACATATTCTAATGGTTGAGTTAAAATTAGATTGATCAAAACCGTAAAATTCATACAGTTCTATAAAACTTTCTGGATTTAAACTAAGTAGATTAATCATAATTATAAATCACATAATATCTTAACTATATTTGCCACAAGACTATAGAAATGCTCTACAATACATATTAATACAAGATTAATTTTTTGCTTAGATTGTATTTTTTTAAGTGTTCTAAACCTATGTGGTTTAGCTTTTTCCGGTTCTTCTATTCCCTCTATCTCTCCTATTTCTGCTATCTCCTCTTCATCTATCTCCGTATAGTTTACCCTGAAGGACTCTATCCACTCTTGGTCTTTTGTGGACAAAATTACAACTATTTTAGTAAATTCGTAGTTTTCTAAAACAGCATCTATCAGTAATTCGTGGCTTTGGCTTAAAATCTTACAATCTTCTGTGGAGCAGCTAATTACTACATCCTGTACTTCAAAATCGTCATCGGACTCATCTTGGTAATTGTAAGAACTGATGCTGCATCGTTCCAGAGTCTCTAAAATAGTCTCTAAGTTCACCATCGCTATACTCCTTATCAAACTCTTTATGCCTACATACGTAGCGTGTTACAGACTTCCAATACTCACCATCATAAACGAATAACTCGCTAGTTCTGCGTCCTCCTACTGTATGTAATGCCTTTCCTGTTATCTTATCTAATAAGATAGCAACGTGGTGGGTTTGAGTACCTTGCAAAGTCATTAAAATTGCATCATTGTTTTGTAATGGTTCGTCATGCTCTAATTTCCGGAAACCAGCTTTACTGAAATTATCTTCAAATAAATCCCAGTCCGGAGATAGAGTCTCTTCCACTGCCACACCTCTTACAAATTCTGGTATGTTTATACCTAAATAATTGCCCCAATAAGCTCTAAACAAAGAATAGCAGTCAGACCGGTTATAAATAAATGGCCACTTTAAATAGTAGTCAATATCGCTTGGTTTGTGTTTGCTTGGATTCATTGGAAAAGGATATAAATTGTTAGGGTCAAACCCATCCCACTCGTTAAACCCTGTGTGATGCAATAGATAAGCTGTTTTAGATGCTTTGCTATTAGTTATGTCTATAGCGCCCAGTATGCTAGGTTGTGTGTCACTCCAGTGAGAATGATAAACCGCTTTAATGTTTGCATCTTCATTACTATCTAGTATGCTTTCCACTTCATCTGGGTCTATAACAAAACTGTCGGTAGGGTCATCAGCTGCGTTTAAGCATGGTACAACTATTTCTTGGTTGTTCTGCAATAAAACCAGTCCACAAGATTCTTGTTTTGGGTTTTTATCACATTCTGTTTTTATAGTTTGCTTGGTTAATTCTGTTATCATATAAAGTACAACACTAAAGAAGGGTTTAAAGTAATTGCAAAGGCTTTCTTGGATAATGCTGCTGTATGGTCTGTAAATACAATTTTATCTCCTAATAAAGATACTTTTATTGCGTCAAATGCTATATTCTGTCCTTGACTAAAGTTGACAAATCCACTGGGTAACGCATTCCCTACAAAATCAGCAGCAGTGGCTTTTGTGGCATTATTGAGCTGATTTCCATAGGCACTCCATGGAATTAATACTTGAGGGGTGCTACCGCTTCTACTTACGTTAAAATTACAGGTAGTTGTATTTGTACTAGCGGAATAAAAAGCAAAATTAAATGCTAATGTAATACTAGTGTTAGGATAGGTATCAGTACGTGGTACGCTTAAATTATTCCTAATCTTGCTAGTAATAATCTTGTTTGATATAGAGGAATAAACCTGTCCATTGAATACCCCACTAGGTGTTATAATCCAGTCATTAACCAAAGCGCATTGCTTTAAATTTTCTCCAGTAGGTGACCATAGAAAGTTTGTAGTGGCATATTCGCGTAAGCTACCCAGTAAAATATTTAGCTTATTTTCAGGCATTACAGGACTTTTTACGTCCCACTCTATTACTGGTTCCAACCCTTTGTTTTGGGTTTGGCTGTAATTATCTCCTAAAACAGTGGTTATTTTAGGAATAAAAGTGCGTTGGCTAATATTCCAAAGCGGATTTAAAACTAGGGTTGGCAACCAGTAAGTTTGAGTCATATTAAGCTCCTGTAAAATATCCTACTGAGTAAGTAATAGCGTTGGCTGTAGTTGCCTGTAAGTTTAAAGCAGTATTAGCTGTTAGCTTAAAATCTCGACGTTGTGGGAAAGCTATTACCTGGGATGCTCCTTGGGTTTGCAGCAGAAAAGATAAAACCGTAGTTGTCCCTTGCTTTACGTTAACAGTAGTGGCTGTAGTAGTTATGTTTTGCACTACCAAATGAGTTATATATACGCTAACTCCTGCTCCTGGTGCTGCTACTATTTGGGTATCTGTTGTTGCGGTTAAAGTAGCATTAGCATAAACTATACTGGGTCTAGATACAATAGTTAAAAGTCTCTTAAACAGAGAGATTAAACTAAAACTACCAGTATCACTAGTTGCAGCTGTATCAGCTTGTAAACCTACATTAGACGTTAAAGAGCTTAAAAGTCTTTTGAATAAACTAATTAAACTAAAACTACCAGTATCACTAGTTGCAGCTGTATCAGCTTTAGCGCCTAATTCGTCTGACGAGAAAAGAAAAACATCTGGATTGACTGTTGTACCTTGACTTGCTGTAGTAATAGCTCTTTCTCTAGTATTTGAGCTTCCGTCTATATATTTTATTGAAGGCATAAAAACTCCTAAAATTCTGTAATTAACATTGAATTTCGACTAATATTAAACATTGCTGTGTATGGGCCCGGAGTTCCAATAGCAAAAGACTCAACCCAATCAGACATAGATCCTCCAAATACAACTGTCCTTATTCTTACATAATAAGTAGCAAAAGCTACGTTTGGGAAGGTCATAAAATTGTCTTTTACTCTTGTGCGTAAATTCCATTCTTGCAATTCTCCACTTTTAACTTCTACTTCGTAACCAATTGTCCATGGGCTTTTGGTAACAATGCCATTTTCTTCAATAGTTGGAGCATCCCAATTAACATCTAAATTATATAATTTAGCAGAAGTTTCTTCAACATCTTTTAAAGTTGGAATATACCTACGCGATGTAGTTATATTTTTGGGCTTTAAATTTGGGGTTGGAGTAGTTATTCTTTGTGGTAGTGGCTGTAATTCCCAAGGCATATTATTAGGTTAAAGGAAATTGCATATCGTCAATAAAACTATATTTGTTTTGATTATACTCTACAGCTAGTATTTCGTGCATACCTTCTATAGAATCTTGTATTGGTGAACGATTAATTACTCTATAAATTGTATTAGATATATCACCACCTTGAATAACCCAGTTGGATTCTGGCGGTGGAACATTACTGCCAAAACCAGCTCCTTCTAGCGTCAACACGCTTAAATTAGTTCCTCTGCTCTGTATAGACGCTTCTTTGACTTCAAATCTTAATCTCTGGTTTTGCGAGGGGTCGGCTAGATTGTTGCCACCGTCTATACTGGGTTTGATCAAGTTACTAGTTGTTACTGTAATGGTGTAGTTTGTGCCAGCTGGTAAATTAACCGGACTATCTAGCGTGATTGTTGTTGCTGT